TTTGCGGACTTATGTCCAATGTTTTGCTCTTCTAATAGGATGTGCGCGTCTGCATGGCAGAATAAACACAAAAGCTGTGCATTCTCCCAACTATCATCACCTCCGGCTGAGGTGGGTATTACGTGGTGAAATTCTAAGATATAACCTTCGGCATAAGAACGCCCACAAGATTCACATCTCCAACCAAGTCGTTTGCCCCACTCTTTACGTCTCTTATAAGGGAATGACATCCTCTCTCTCCAAATACGTAATGTGCAGTGATACCAAATGGTATTCGTTGTATTCACGATCTCGGATGTGCTTTTCAATCTTATGAATAAGCTCTTGTCGTGAAGTTACAACATATTCTAGGTCTTCATTAAAATTGAAAAACCCTCGCATACGCCACTGATAGTTAACTAGATACATCATCTTCTCCTTTTTTAGTACCATCGTAAATGCCGGTAATACGAAACCAAGCAACCTTGCCATTGAAGACAAAATCATTAAGCTTGACTGAAGTGTCTTCCCAACTTTTGCCGGTGAAAACTTTAGTTCGTGGTGGATCATACTCGTCTTTATACTTAAACTGGATTTGGAGTTTGAACATCTTAGTCTCCTAGTCATATTTCATATATCCATCGTTAAAAGTTGATTCGATATGCGTAACTTTATAGCGGGTAATTTTGTTAAACCGCATATAGTCATGCATCTTTGCATTTGCTGCTGCGTAATCTTTACCGATAAATGTTACGTATTCAGGTTTTGTGTCTCCTTGATAATATACGGATACAGTTACAGCTATCATTGCGCCCTCCTATTTAGTTGTGAATGTGCAAATTACAATAACTTAGATTTAAGTTACTGTAATCTAAACATCTGGTGTTACTCTGATGTTATCTTCTACAAATCTTTTAGTGTTTTGATGTAATAAAATCTTACCTGCTCTTTCGTAATACCATCTTGCTACTCTTTCAGGTACTTTATCCATTCCGCCTTCTACTATAGCTACTGCATACCAGTCAGCTATCATTTCTACTGCATATTTTTCTGGCATTTCTAAAGCTTGCATATTACCCTCATTGTCCATAAATATCCAATATTGCCAGTGGTGTTTGTTTCTATGTAAATGTCTATGCCATGCTTTTGTTATATTCATTCTCTTATTTACTGCATAGTATCTTGCGTACAAACTAAACTCAGACGGGTAAAACTTAGATATATCATGCATTATAGCTAGTACATATAAACCTTTTTCAAATAGCATCTGAAATACCCAGTATTTATGCTTAATTAGATATATTAGATATTCGATATATATTTTAGTTCTAGTCATCCTCATTTATGACCTCGCCTTCTCTTGCATCTAATAAACTTGTATCTTCTTTAACTTTAATTACTATTTCTCCCCCACCTTTTCCTGAAATCTCTACGCTGTCTTTAAGAAGTCCCTTAAGTTTTGCAGCTAGTTCTGTTGCTTTAAGTTGTATCTGATGGTCTTCTGTCTGCCACATCTTACCATTAGCGATAACCGGCTTTTTAGCTTCCATTTTCTCTTTGATTTTCTTTGCTATGTAGTCGTTAGTTAGTCCTTGTTGTTCTAGCACTCTTGCAATAGGTTCGCCAAGTTTCGCCAAGTTTTCACTACCTATGTTTCTTGCACTTTTTCTATCTTTTGCATCGTAAACTCTCATTGCTGCTTCTGTAGCATTTAAGGTTGTTATATATTCTTTAATAAAAGCTTTTTGTTTAGGAGTCATTTTCTTTTCACTCATTTTTACCTCCTTAATGAAATAAAAGTTGGTTGTCTATTTTTTAATACTTTGATTAGTAAATCTTTAATCTCTTCTTTTTCTTCCGGGTAATACTGCTTTACGTTATCAAAAAGATTCATAAAGTTATTTATGTCTGTCGCATCGTGTGAAAATCCATCATGCGCATAGTCATCATCTCTACCACTTCCAAGCATAATAACAGGTATGTTTTCGTGATCAATGTATGTTCTTATTGTTTCCATACCTCTATGATAAAAAGGTGTGATTGTATACATAATAGGTATTTTTCCAGCCATAGATAATCCTACGCATACATCCAATGCTGTTTGCTCTGCAGCACCTACATTTATAAACCTATCACTAAAATCTGCGCTTATAGTATCAAACATTCCATATCCTAGATCAGCAGTAACTACATAAATGTTAGGATTGATTTCCATCTCCTCGTACAGATGATAAGCTAGATATCCTCTCATGCTGTTGTGCGGGCTTATTGGTTTCATTAAGTACCTCCATAAAAATTACTACCGGAATTAAATCTCCTGGCATTCCAAATTTCATTAATTCTATTTTTCTCTCTTTTATTTGTTTTAGTTTTTCGTTACTGATTTTCATATAAATTGGTTATCTCCATTGCTAAATCATAATCTTTTTCGCTCATAGTGTGGTAATGAGCGTCAATACCTGTTAAAAATGGGAAATCTTTACTTACATCAAGTTCATGTATTGTTATAAACTCATGTTTTTTTGTAATAAAACCTGTAATGTCTTTGTTTAAGTCTGCTACTTCGTTATATATTTTTAATCTATTTTTAAGATGTTCCATAGATACAAACTTATATCCAGATGTACCGTTACATAAAACATGAAGCTGTATGTTTGTTATCCCTTGATTTCTTATGACTTCTAATGCTTCCCACATAGAACCTTCTGCAAGTTCTCCATCACTTGATATTACATGTATAGTTTTCTCCGGTTCTGCTATTGCCATACCTACTGCTATACCAAGTCCATGACCAAGTGATCCTGAGCTGCAATCTACAGGCATAGTTAAAGCATCGGGATGTATTCCTCCGGACTTTAATATTTTCTCTGCGTCATAGTTTTCAAAATCTTCTAATGCTACATATAAAGCAAGGCCGCAGTGTCCTGCAGATAGTATAACTTTGTCATCTTCATTTTTTTTAATATAGATTTCGTAAATTACATCTAATGCTCCAAGCACACTACCTAAATGTGATAGTTTATGTTTGTAGCTTATTTCAATTACTTTTCTTTTAGCCAAATGGTTTTTCATCAATGTCCTCAAATTTTACTCCAAATTGTCCTAGTGTTGTTTCCATTATAGTTGATAATGTTTCAGGTTTAATTGCATTTTGTTCATACTTTGATTGAAAATGCTGTACTGTCTTAACAAGCCCTCGCTCTAAACTATACTTAGGTTTCCATCCAAATAGTTTCATTGTCGTTATATCTGCTTGCCATCTTGGTGATTCGTAATCCCTTCCGGTCTTAGTGATTCTTACTTTTGTTTTGTATCTTGTAATATCTGAGATTAAGTCATACACTTCCCTATTTGTTCTTTGTCTTCCTGTTCCTATGTTTATTGAATCTCCCCTAACTTTTGATATGTTTGCAATTAAAGTATCTATTGCAGTTAAGAAGTCTTCAATATATATCCAGTCATGCTTTGGTGGTTCTATTAGATCTACTGGTTTGTTATTAACTAGATTTCTAACAATTGTTGGTATTAATCTGTCATCTCTTTCATGCTCACCATATACTGAAAATGGTCTTACATTTACTATGTTTTTGTTAAGTTTTTTTGCAAATGCTCTTGATAAGTATTCTGCACCTACCTTTGTGCATGAGTAGAAATTATCTGCTTCTAGTGTATCTTTTTCTCTCATAACTGCGTTTTTCTTACCGTATACGCTAGATGTTGATACGTTTATAAATGCCTCGTAGTCTACCTCTAGACTTGCTCTAAGCATTGCATAAGTTCCAATAAGATTTGTAATTATGATTTGGTCAAACTCTTCCTGATTGTGATGATTTCCATAAGCAGCTAAGTGATAAATGTAGTTAGGGTTAATTTCTTTAATATATTTTTCTAAACTTGTAACATCTTGTAATAATTCTCTTGGAACTCCTACTGACATTACATTCTTTTTCTTTAGGTGATTAACTAAATTTTTACCCATAAACCCATTAATCCCTGTAATTAATGCTACTTTAGGTTTCATCTATTCCTCCCACTCATGGCCACAACTAGGACATGATAATTTTTTAATTTTTTTCTCTTTTGTTTCTTCTTCTAATTCTTCAGAAACATCTTTAACTAAATCAGATATTGGTTGAGGTTCTCCCATTGTTACTAAATAGTTTTCAATAGGAAGTGCTGACTTGTAGAAAAGTTCTGCTAATTTATCAGGATCATTTGCTCCGTATGCTGAGTTATCAACTGTTGAGTAATGTAGCATTGCATCTTCTTCTGACTGAAACTTTGTCTTATTTTCTATTCCATTAACAAAAGCTGTAACAAGTTCTCCATCATTTCTAAGTGATATAACTGTTACCCATGCTTTTTCTTTTCCTAGTTTTCTGTATGCTCTAAGTCTCATGTTTCCGCCAAGCACTGTTCCATCATCTAGAACTATCATTGGTTTTATTTCTTCGTTTTCTAGATCTAGTACAAGTTGCTCAAAATCTTCTTCTTTTATGTATCTTGGATTGTGTTCCCAATTTCTTAGATCTGATACATTTGCCTTAATCTTATTGTCTTCTTTAAATAGTTTAATCATTTATTAGTCTGTCAAAAGCAAGTATAGGTAATACAACAACGCATGTGCTAATTAATACAATAAATAAACCGGTTGTTTGTAATATTTCCTTAATCACTTAGACTTTGTATCCTTTCATTTAATCCAAATGTAAATGTTGCTTTGGCCATTTCTGACTCAAGCATTTCTCTTATTTCTTTTAAGTGGTCTACTTTAGGATTTACTTTAACGTTATCTTTTTCTTTCCAGTTTTCTATTGTTAGACTTCCTGGTTCTAAAGATATTCCTCTTGTTGATAGAGCTTCCTCTTCTTTTTTTAGTAAATCAATAATTGTAATGATATGTCTTTGAGTTAAATTAATCATAATTCTCCAAACTCTAAATTTAATAATAAGTTTTTAATTGCTTCAGGTTGTATATTATCACCTGCGCATTGTTCGTATAGTCTTTTGTATGTTCCAGCAACGTATCTTAAGTCTGTATATTTGACTATATCTGTATAATTACTTGCTTCGTACTTATGTTGCTCGTACCCTGTTTCGTATCCATAATCGTATGCGTAATTTGCTAGGAATAAAAATCCTGATAACAAAATTGCTGTAAGTATTATTTTATATATCATCATGTTTAATTTTATCAATTAAATTTTGTTTGAACTTGTTATACTCCTGCTCTGTCTCAAACATTGGTTTTGCTTTTTTAATTGCGTAAACTGATGCTAGAAACATTTCGTATAACCATGATATAGATCTTGTTGCTGTTACTTCGTATTGTTTGGAGTTTTTTCTAAAGCAGACAATTGTGTCGCCAATGAGTATATGAACATCTTTCTTTTTGTTAAATACTTTTCTTGCCATATCTTTTCTCTACCATTTTCCTAAATCTATTTGATCTAGCTTTATCTTTTTCTTCTATAACTTTTTCTAGAGAATTTGCTTTGTCGGCTTTGTGTGCGATTTTTAACAGATTGTGATATTCCTCAACTGGAACTGCGTAAAAAGAGTTTTGCGGGTATTGGTCATTGTAGACTAATGTTTCTTGATTTCTGTTAACCATTTCGTTAACAATCTTTTTCATTTGTGTTCTAAACTGCTTTGTTCCGTATGTGGGCATGTCGTTATTATACTAGATGTAACCTTTAAATCAATAACTAAATGTAAACTTTTTCTTCATTTTCTAGATAAAATCTTTTTGCTGGTAACTTATTCTGCCTTTCATCATAAGTTATAAATTTAGCGTCTCTTTTATCAATTGTTTTATAAACAAGATCTTGTTCTGAAAATCTTTTAACAATCTTTTTAGCGCCTCTGATAAATGCAGTATTTATTACAAGGTCGTTAAACTTAATAAATCTAGTATTCCTTAACTCTGCCTGCATGATTTTGTTTAGCTGGTCTGTTGTGAATCTGTGTATTCCTAAATCTCCGCAGTCTACCTCCCAATATTCAATGATAACTTTATTCTTCGATAACATATACTCCTCCTCTACTATTTGTTAATTTTTTACTTTTTAGAATATAATCTGCTTTTTCTCTTTTTACCCAGTTAGATAAAAATGCTTTATAGTTTTTTTGTCTTTTACCTTTTGCATCTAACCAGTTAATAGCTGAGTCCCAACAATTCTCTACAAATCTGTAAGGTACCTGGTAATTTGTAGCTATTTCTTTTAAGACATCTTCTGTAATTTCTGTTCTTCTAGAATATTTTCTTTTCTGTGGTGTGTGTAGATCAAAATCATTTTGATCTTCCTCTCTCTCTCTAACCTTACCTAACCTAACCTTACCTATACTATCCTGGGTTGCCAAGTGGTTGCCATGTGGTTGCCAATCGTCATTGTTGTTGTCATTATCAAATAAACTATTATTATTTTCTATGTAATATTGGTTTGATGTATTTGTTCTTAATTTTGATAATTCTTTTTGATAAATAGTTGGTGTGTATCTGTCTTTTCTAATTTGATTATTAATAAGCCAGTCTCTTATTACAAACACGCCATAAGGGAATTGTAGTAAAAAACCTCTACCTAGAAGTTGAGCCATATCATCATGTGAGGTTCCTAACATTTTTGATACTTTTGTAAATGGAACAAAACCATCATCATCTGCTTCCATTCCTAAGTGAAAATATAAATTTTGCGCGGTTGCTGACATGCTCAGAAATGAATCAGAGCTAATTATGTCTTTGCTAAACATTCTGCGATTAGCCATAGCATCCTTTCTTAATATCAATAGTCTCCTAGCAGAGCAGAAGCATCAAACATAACATCTCGTACTAGGAGGCTACTAACATCAAATTAGAATTTGATAAGTTATGTTTGATTTATAAAAACTATAAACATATAACGGATTATTTTCAATATGCTCTTATATGTCAAACGTGCATTGCAACATATAAAAAATTGTGTAGAATATGAGTTGCATAATCCTATATTCATTGGGCAGGAATATGTTAACTAAAATCTCCCTTTGTTACACCTCAGGGAGATTTTTTATATGACAAACGTGTCTAGACTTATATCCATTTTTTAATAAAATAAAGTTGTGAGTGGGAAGTGATCTAACGGCTGACTCTTCCATAAATGCAATAATGTTACTTGAGCGGAATTGATAATGTAACTTTGGCGCACACAGTTACAGAGGTATGGCGTGCAAATGAATATCAAGTGTAGTTTGTAAACAACCAGCTCACACCAAATCCCTAATTTCGGTTAGGGATTTACTATATCTATTACTATATGATTATTACTTATCGGCCTCTCCCCTACTCTGCTATATATGTCTATAAAAGTGCATATATCAACCTTTTTAGGTGGAGAAGAGGGTACTCGGTAGGGTAGGGGAGTGTGGTTACATTATTTACTCATGTATTAGACGGGATAGGATCAGAAGTTATTTTGCAATATAAATTTTTACCGAAATTCCTATCCCTAAATTATTATATATTATTCCCAATGTCTGATTTTTTTAGAGTAAAATTTTTTAATTAAGTTATATTTTTCTGAGTTAATGTAATAGAGTTTTATCCAAGGGTAGTCTCGTTGTACAAGCGCAATTTTTTGGTAATCGGATTTCTCCATAAAACCTTTAACTTCGATATAATAAAATCTCTTACCAAAACTAACTTTGAAATCAGGTACGTAACCTTTAATTTGAAATCTGTTTGGTTTGAAATATAGTAGGTCTGGTTCGTATTCAACCGAGTCAAAATTTTTGGTTTTGAGGTACCGGTAGACGTTGGCTTCCATTTTAGATTTAAAATATATTTTTGTGTCATTTCTATAACCTGCTTTCGCCGGGTATCTTATTCTGTACTTTTTATTTCTTTGTTGGTCTTCCTGTTTTCTTAGTCCAAACATGATTGCATCTTGTGCATGTATATTTGTAATGAGTTTTGTTCTCTATCTTTATTTTATCAGTTTTAAAATTTTCATGCTCACAGACGTCTTTGCTTACAATTCCATAAACACCGTATCCAATCATTACACTAGCAAGTAGTGAAAATAATGGATAATAATTTGTAACTATATAATTAAGAAAGTTCATTGCATTTTCTCCTGGTAAATTTATATATTATGCGTATTATACAGCAATTAATTTTGTCATATATTTGCATAATTGACACGTAGTAGTAACTAGGTATACTTAAGTTATTATCAAATTACCAGGAGGCCTAATGAAATATTCTCTGCCCCAAAATCTTAAGTTTAAAAAAATTAAGAATGTTAAACAATACATTCAGGACTGTGAGTACGAACTTGCTGAGCAAAAAATACTCAAGAACATGAATGATTGGTACATTAAAAACTACAGCAATGTAGAACAAACAAGAAAGGAAATCCAAAATGCAATTTTGTCCTAAATGTGGATCATATTATAGTAAAGATTATGCAGTAGACCACGTCTACGAATGCTACACTCAAACAACACGCAACGAATCAGGTACGGCTACATATAGAATTACACTACCAGGTATATATAAATTAATAGAATTAAATGCAATAGATCCTAACAGAGCTGCATACAAACTTGCTCGTTATGGACTTGGAAAGGTATCTAAATAATGAAAGCACTAGCAAAAATACAAAAGGAACTTAAAGCTCCTAAAAACCAACGTAACAATTTCGCAAACTATAATTACAGATCATGCGAAGACATCTTAGAAGCTGTAAAACCATATTTAGATGGTAAAGACGAAATATCACTTATAGTTAATGATGAAATAGTACAAATAGGAGATAGGTATTACGTTAAAGCAACAGCAGTTCTAAGTGATAAAGATGGTAAAACTGCAAGCGCAACTGCATTTGCTCGTGAACCATTAACTAAAAAAGGTATGGACGAACCACAAATAACAGGTGCTACATCATCTTATGCAAGAAAATATGCACTTAATGGACTATTTGCAATAGACGATACCAAAGATGCAGATACTAATGAACATACTAAAGTAGTAAGACAAGCGCCAAAATTAAAATCTAACGCTAAAACACCTTCAGGAATACCAATGTATGACTTCACAGTAGAAAGTGTCGCACGTGGCAATAATACGCCTTTAAAAGATACATCTGAACAAGATTTAGAAAAACTAAGAAAGAAGTATTTTGCAATTGCATATAAGTTAGGTATGAAGAATCCTAAAGAATATATTAAAGAAAAGTTAAACGTAGCGTCTTTTAACGATATCTCTGAGACCAAATTGTCAACATTTGTCAGAGCATTGGAGATGAAAGTAAAACATTCTTGACACGTAGTGTAATCTATGTAATAATATCTATAGTTAATAATTTAAGAAAGAAAGCCCAATGACAAACACACAAGCACAGCAATTTATAACACAGCTAGGATTACCTGCAGAAAAAATTAGTATTAACGAAATGTTTACACAAATTGTTGATTACGCAGAAAGTCTAGTACACGAAATTAAAACATACGAGCATAACGAATTTATTGAACAACACTTTGGCGCACACGATAAAATAATGGTAGCAAGAGTATTAGCATCTGACATTGTAGATTATGCAGATACAATAGAAATGATCTACATTCAAAAAGATAATCAATGGTATTACTATGGAGAAAAAGAATAAAATGAATAGAGACTACTGCCGAAAATGTGGAAGATACGTATATAACAAAACATTGGATTACAGTAAAAGAATATATGGCGAAGTGTATTGCTTTAACTGCCAAAAAGGTAAAGTAATGCTAAAAGAAGATGGAACGCCTTATACATGGAAACCAACACCACTTAAGGCAATTAGGGACAAAAGCTTTATTAAGTGAGTCCTTCATAGGATATTTTAGGTTCATTCTTGTACCAGGACGTGAAATATCCCATGAGGGACAGCACAGGAGATACTATGACAGAGGGTATCTCCTACGATATAAGTTACTATCTGAGCATAAAGTGCTTAGCTAGTAGCACAATATCGTGTTACAAAAAAATAGATGTTAGGAGAAACATCATGTCTAACTTTTTCTACCTGGATCCTGAAGAAGAAGAAGAACAGGAACCAACAACAGAAGAGTTGCAGGAAATCGAAAACAATCCTGTTGACACAAGTAACGCTGAAGACGTTACAGATGATCTGTACGGTTAGCCATTCTGGCTAAACATACAAAGAGGTAGTTAATAACTACGATTGACTACCTCTAATTCATAATTATGTTATTACAAACAAACAAAAAACAAATTTTAAACGCAGATGACTTATATAATTATTATCTGTATGAAATTAAAAATTATTTAACTTACATAGATTTGTATAAAGAACATCTTTTTTGTATTGGATTGGATAGAAATCATTATGTATTGTATTGTAATTTAGCTTCTATAGGGCATGAGAGTGGAGTAAGTGCAAACGTTAAAGATCTTATTAGATATGCCGCAACTTACAATGCTAAATATGTTGTTATGATACATAATCATCCATTTAATTCTGAACCAAGCGAACCTGATATAGAAATAACTAGAAAGTGGGGAAGAGCTATGATGGGAGTTGGCATTAAACTTAACGAGCATATAGTTGTAAAAGATGATGGATATACAAGTATAGTTAGTATAATTAAAGAAAGAAAAGCAAATGAAGTATAAAACAAAAACATGCGAAAGATGCAATGAAAAATACACAGGTACTGCAAGTTCTAAATACTGCATCACTTGTAAAGATGTAATAATTTCTGAGCGTAAAGTTAAATATTCAGCTCAGAGAAAGGTAAATAAAAAATGAAACAAATAATTAAAAATTACTACGGTATATTTGCAATAATAGCTTTAATAGTATCTTTTATATATAATTACGCCTTAAACTTTTCATTTATGGTAAATAGAGTTTATTCAGCTACGTTTTTTAGAGGTATATATTACTTTATAGAGTTTAATATAATATCAACTATAAATACTATACTTGGTGCTGTAATACTTACTGCATTATGGGGAACATTGTTTTTACCTATATATCTAGCAGTAAGGTGGTCATTAATTACTATATATAAATTTTTCAAAGGCACGTTGTAGTACAATAACGACATGAAAAAGAAACTGCCCATTACAAAACTTAAAGCTAAGGCCTGGAACTTGTTTTCTAGGTATATAAGATACAGAGATTGCTACCAAACAACAGGCACTTATGAGTTTGGAATCTGTTACACGTGCGAAAAGAAATATCCATTTAAAAAATTACAAGCAGGTCATTTTGTAGATTCTAGGACAAAACCTGTACTATTTAATCCTGACATCGTTAAAGCGCAATGCATGGGTTGTAACGTCTTTAAAAAAGGTAATAAAGACTTCTACACGCCAAAAATGATTAAAGAGTATGGTCAAGATAAGGTGTTAGAGTTTTTAGAATTAAGACATAATAAAGATAAGACGTGGAGAAGGGAAGAGTTGTATAAAGTTATAGAAATCTACCAAGATAAAATCCAGGAATATGAGCAACTTGCTAGAAATCATGTCTCAGACTAGAACTGTAGACGTACCGGTTTGGTTAATAATCATAATATCAGTATTAAGTTTTAAAGGATTATTCAAATGAAATACTTTAAAAAGATAGATTATTTATGTTTAGGAGTGTATATATCTGCACTAGCTTGGAGCATACATGTTGATAAAGTTTATGCAGCACTTCTTGGTTTTGCATTGTTTCAAATATTTCCATTAATGTATTTATTAAGAAAACATGGGTATTTGGATATGAGAGATGAGTTAGGATTGGATGCTACAGATAAAGCAGAAGAATTAGCAGATGAACTGTTTGTACAGCCCGTTAAAAAGTTTCTTGCTAATAAAAAATGGGTTACTAACCTAATTCTGATAATTGTTTTGAGTCTTCTTGTGATGTTTCTAAGTTATTGGTTGTTTCCGAAGATTTTAGGATTTCCCTCTTTAAGTGAGATCTACTAAGTATATAGCTAACTATAGAAAATAGAGCTACAACACCGGCAATAACATCTTTAGCTAGTGAAACTATCATATCTGTATCTGATTCAGGAATAATTCCTGAGTAAACGAGTCCTGCTATAACAACAGGCAGCATTGTTACGTAGAACTCGCTTGTTTTTACTCCAGGTTTCATTGTTTATTTTAGTCCTAATTTACCTTTTAATTCTTCTAATACTGAAGAAATAGTTTTTACTTGTTCAACTAATTCTGCATTAGGTGTTTCTGTAGTAGGTTCTACTATTTCAGCAACTTCTTCTACTACTGGTTCTTCTACTGCAGGTTCTTCTACTACTGGCTCTTCAACAACAGTGTTAATTTCTGCTTGTATAGAAGCCATTTCTTTTCTAACATTTTCTAATTCTTTAACAAGTTCATCTTGTCTTGTAGCAAGAGCGTTAAAGTTTTCTTGTAATTGTTCTTTCATATTATTATCCTTTAAATTATTATCCTTTTCTTCTAGAAAATCATCTAAATTAGGTAAAGCATTTGTACCACCGGCCCAAAAGTAATTACCTTTAGCTGATTTCCACCAAAATTGTGTATTAATTTCATTATATTCTAATCGCTCACCTTTTACAAAGCCAACAACTTCAACTTCATTGTTTCGTTTAAGCTTCTTAGATCCTGCTAAAGGATATATCTTAGAGGCTCCTGATCTTACATATAAAATATCTACCCAATCTAATACCTTAACTTTAGTTCTGTATGGATATAATTTCTCTTCGGTCTCTTTGACACCTCCCTTCTTACCATAAGTTACAACATCTTTTATAAATTGCTCATGATCCCATTGTCCTAAAGGGTCTGACTTATTAATAGGGTCTGATTCCCTATGCATAAATACATGACCTCTATCCATTGGTATATCGTATCTTTGACAAATATCAGCAACTAAAATAACTGCTGCGCTGTATTGTTCCGGAGTGTATTTGTGATTTCTGTTGCCCTTATCTTCCATTTCTATACCTAGAGTAATAAGATTAGGATTTATACCCCAGTTATCTTGAAGTAGGGTAGGAGCTCTATCTTTATTAACAGTAACTTGTCCTGCGTGCCATGCTGCTGACTTTTCTTCTACAGTAAGTACAACATCTCCTGTATCTGATATGCAGTAGTGAGCTGAAACTTTACTTTGAGGATTTCTGAACCATGAAATTGTGCCTCTTTGAGTACCGGCCATAGAGTGCATTACTATACCCTTAATCCTGTATCCTGATCTATCGTGCCACTGGTTTATAGTTGTAATATTTTTTTTAATATTTAGTGTCATCCTAGTTCTGTTCTTGAATTTAATTTCTTCTTTAATTTTACCACTTCGTTGTGAACTGCGCTTAGATGTGGATGATTATCCTTATTCTTAGCTGCCCATCTTATATACATTCCAATAAAGAAAGCTACTATATTAGCTATAATCCTTACGTCTGCTTTTGATGGTTTAAAGAAGAATTTAAGAACGTAGCCAAGAACAGGTACTAAGACTACTGCTATGGCTTCCTGGATTATGTTGTTCATACTTAACATAGTTACATTATACAAACATTTCTAGTTGTTTGTATTTCACCTTTTTCTTTTTGTTTTTTTTCGCTTTGTTTTTAGCCATAATATTAATATGAACAAATTTTGTACCTATTAATATTTACTCATTATAGTATGTTTTTGTCAAACTTACTCAATGCCTGCTAATTCTGCTCCTAAGTTTGATATGTTTTCTGCTCCAAGTTGTGTAAGTAATCTTCTCATCATATCTGTTGCAACTTGTACTCTTTGGTTTTCAGGTATTGCTTGTAATGCTCTTCCCATCTTTGGTACTTGGTTTGCTATTATTGCTACTGCTTTTTTATTATTAAGTAGTTCAGGAATACCTATAGATGTAAGAATACCTGTTGCTACTGTTACTGGATTTGCTGTTGAAATACCTGCTCCAATAATACCTCCGCTTGAGTTAAGTCCTATTGTTCTAAGTAGTCCTACTGGTAATGTTCCTGTTCCTAAGTATTTTTGAGTATTTACTATATCTCTAAAAGAGTAGAGTTTACCAAGTTCTTGACCTATGTCTTTAAGTGATCTACCGGCATCATCTGCAAGGTTTGCGTTATTTGCTGCGCCTCTTACTATATTTGTATATATATCTCGTGCTATTTTATCAGATCCAGCCTCAATACTATCTTTTGTAAATGCAGATTCTGATATAAGTTTATCTAGTGATTTTCTTAAGTTATTAACATCAGATATATCTAATTCTAATGTTTTACCAAACTTACCTAAAAATGCATCGTATTGATTTTGTAATGAGTTTGCTATTGATTGGTATCCTGCAATTCCTGTATCGTTTAATTCTTTAATTGTATTTTGAAATGATGTAGCTACATCTTGTGTTGGTATTTTTACACCGGATTTGTCAGCTATTTCATCAAATGATTTTTGTAGAGGTGTTATATAAGAATTAACTTGTTCTGTACCTTCTTTAAATAACCCTTTTTCTATAACAAAATCTTTAAGTTCTTGCCCTGTCTTTGCTAAAAAGTTTCTTTGTTGTGTTTTTGTTGGTCTTAAACTTCTAAGTGCAAAATCATCTCCTAGATTTACTAGCTTACTGCCAACGTTTTTAACTATTGGTGCGCCAACTTTAAATAATCCACCAGTTACAAGGTCTGCAACTCCAGCTTGTCCTGCCTCAACTACTTGAGATTTTAGTGCTTCTTCTGTAGTTTCGTCTTGTCTTCCAGTTAAATCTTGTAAGAATTCTGCAAATCCTCTACCTATTGCACTACCTCCAGCGCTTCCTATTGCTCCACCAGGTATTCCTCCAATTCCTCCGCCAAGTCCTATACCTGCGCCAGCTCCAACAATACCGCCCATTATAGCTCCTATTGTTGGTAATGCTGATATAGTCTTATCTAATAAGTCAGGTTGTCTTTCAAAATCTTCTGTAGGTTGTATAACTTGATCTAGTTGAGTACCGGTTGGTTGCATTCCGGTTGGTTGCGTTGCAGTTGGTTGCATTGCTCCCATTCCTAATGCTTGATTTAATAACTGTGGCTGACTACCTGTTTCTACTTTTTTTTTACCTTCTTCCTGCATTGCAGGAGTACCGCCTAGTTCTGTTATAAGTGCATTTAATTCTTTTTCAAATGCTTTATCTGATAAATTTGTGTTAAGTTTGGTACTAGCACTTTCAAGTATTCCCATTTCTCTATCAGATAATGCTCCTGTACCTTTTAAAAAAGTTACATTTTCTAATGTTAGTAGTCCTTTTAGCTGATCAAATGCTGCCCTTGCTTCTTGTTCTTTTGTACCAGGTAAGAATGAACCAATTGATCTAACTCCGGTAATTCCTCCATATTTTGTACCAGCTAAATCTTTAGCTGCTTGTAATGTTCTATTTTTTAATGCTTGTGCTTTTTGTTTTTCTTTTTCTAATTCTGCTTCTTTTGTTTGTTGTTCTTGTGCCTTTAGTTGTATATCGTATGCTGAACTTAAAGCTTGTGCTTGTTGTTGAGGTAAAAATAATTGTGCTGCCATTACTTGTTGCGGAGATAGTTGAAAACCAGTTGCTTGTGGTATTCCTACTTGTGTTGCTTGTTGAGGTGCCTGAGGTAATGCAGCTGGAGATGTTTGTCCTGTCTTTTGTGCTATAAATGCTTCAATCTTTTCAGGTGCAATACCTTGCTCTTGCGCTTTAGTTCTAAAAGTTTCTATTTTTGCTGCTAAGTCTGTATTCATGTAAAACTCCTTCCTATTAATGGATTTCTTGGTGCTTGTGGAACTCTAGTCATACCATTTGTAACAGCAGTAGGACTGCTATCTGATTCCCATAAATTCTCTAATGTTGATGTTTCTTCTGGAGTAAATTGTAATTTAGGCGTTGTCATTTGTTGTGGGAATAAAATACTTAATATATCACTAGCTGCAGATGGTGCTGTTTGTTGTTGTTGTAAGTTAGCAATTTGTGCTTGTGTCATTGGTAAGGTTGCTTGTTCAAATTGTCTCTGTGCAAGTGCTTGAGCTGCTGCTTGTTGTGCTGCTTGTTGTTCTAATTGTCTTTGCTGTAATGCTAAGTTAGATAAATTAACACCTGTAGATAGTCCTGCTTGACCACCTGAGGCAAGTATTCCAGCTATCTGACTTGCTAGTTGATTTTGTGCTTGAATACCTTGTACTCCTGTTTGTGCTGCTTGTTGTGCAAACTGTGCTTGTACCGGAGCAAGTGCTGATGTTATTTGTTGTGCGCCAACTCCTGATGTAGGAGTTAAACCTCTTCTTGCCAGTTCACGAGCTGTTGCTTGTGTTTGTTGTTGTTCTGCAACTTGTTGTTGTCCTCTTATAGCATTAATTAAATTTTGATAAGATTCTGATGTCTGTCCAATTGTTGATTCTAGTCTTTGTGCTGCTGGAGTTACTGCTGAAATACCAGCTTGTATTCCTGCTCCTAAATCTCCACCAACTTCTGGTATTCCTTGTGATTGCTGTCTTCCTTCTAACTCTCTTATTTGTTTAGCTATTTTACCTGCTTGTTTTGATGTGGATTCGGTTTTACCTGCTGCTCTTAATTGATTAAGTTGTGTTTTTAAATCTGCTACAGTTGCCATTACTATTATAATAAGTCAAAATATACATCTATTCAACAGATACACTATCTGTAATAGTTACATTATCTGCAGTATTTGACGTATGACTTTCTGTCCTTTCTTTTTCTAAATTTGTAACTCTTTTTTCTAGATTAATCAGTCTAGTTGCTACTTCTTGTAATATTAAAATATAATCATCTAATTTATCTTGTATATTGTTGTAAACATTTGCTGTTGTTAGATATAAGTTATGTTTAGATTCGTATTGTCCTATGTGTTCGTGTGCATCTACTGGAAATGGCATAAGTTTTTTAGTAGGTAATCTTGAAGGCATACTTGTATATCTATCTCTGTTTTCTTTTATACTAAAATATTTTAGCCTACCGTCTGTTCTAGTATTAGGTATTAGAGGTTTTTCTTCAGATAATATTTTGGCGTAGTCTCTATCTACCTCGCCATTTTCGTCAAATACCTTCTCTGCATCTATAATATTTGGATTTGTATCTTTTAATAAATCTTCTAAGGTTTTCATATTGAAGTTTGGTCAAATGACCAATTACCTCCTTCCATTCTTGATCTAAAGCCATAACTAGCGCCACTTTTAAAGTACCAAATTCCATCATTATCATTAGGTCTTGATGACTGTTCATTAAAGTTAGCCATGCTTATTTCGTATATTGTATTGTCATTCATCTCTATACCAGCATCTGCTACTATTTTTTTATCTGAAAACATTTGAGTTGTAGAAAAAGAAACTAGAGTATTACCACTAGCATCTGTTATAAACATCTTATTGTTATTTGGAAGTTCTATAACACCAGCTTCACCTTGTCCTGATACAGTACCTGCAAAGAATTTAAAAAAGTCATCAAAGTCTTGATTAACACTTGCGTAAAAACCTTCATCGTTTTCAGTAACAAATGAACCGGTATCTGCTACCATTCCAAGACCTGCTGTTGCTGGTCTAATTCTACCTCGTAAGCTTCCGGCATTGTAAAAGTCTAAACTATCACCATTATTTAATACTATTCTATTGCTACCAGATGATGAGTTAACGCTTCTACCGGATAATGTTCCGGCTTGTATAAGGTTTGCGTTAATTGTTCCTGTTGTAATAAAACCACCATCTATAACTGTAGAACCAACGCTATTTGTTACTCCGTCTAAATTATCTATTCTTACAATACTTGCATCTAATTCACCTGTGTTTATTTGGTCTGCGTCAATGTTAAATACTGTAATAGTTGCAGCGTCTATTGATCCAGCTGTTAGCTGGCTTGCTGATAATGTTCCAAGATAACCAACGTTTGCTTGTATTGTTCCAGCTGTTATTTGAGTTCCGGATATAGTACCACCATAAACAACGCCGGAGGATATAGTTCCAGCTGTTATTTTATCTGCTGTTAAGTTTACTATTTTAGCATTTGTAACTGATTGATCTTGTAATATTGAATTTGTAATACTAGCTCTTTCTGTAGCTGTATCAAAGTTATAAGCATTAGATGTAATTCTTGATAAAGGAGAATCTAATGGTCTTAAAAATTGATCTAGATTTAGGTTACTATAGTCCATTTGCAACTCCTGCTTGTTCTGCATTTACTGTCATACCATAAAAAGTAAATGGATAAGCAGTAGAATTGTCAGTAATTTTTACATACATAAATCTACTTCTAGTGTTCTGAGGTATTCTATAATGTACTGCGCCTTCTTTTACATCTCCGATATCTTCCCATTTGACCCTAGTTAAATCAAAAAAGTTACTTGTAGCAATCTGCACTCTTGCCTGACAACCTGGATTGAAAAATAAGTTAATTTCGTTCCATTTTTTAGATAAGTCAGGAACTCCGCCATGTAATAGAAATATCATTTCTGCCTCTATTGGCTCTCCTGCATCGCTTGTAGCTGTTTCTGACATCTTATAGACTTGTCCATTAGCATCACCAAATAAAAGGTTCTCATCGCCATTTACGTCTATATAAGATGTATATGAAGTAGGGAAGTGTGCAAACTTAAAATTAGTATATTCATTTTTTTGAAAATCGTATTTTATTATGTTGTCATTTAATTTTTGCTTAGTAAGTCCATCTGTAACTGTACCAACTGATAAATAGTAATCGTATCTATGTATTCCTGCTGGTGCTGATGTAAAAGTTGTTCCAGCAACTCCTGAACCTAAATTATTTCTAATTTGTGATTCTATTGGATTTGATAATAGTTCAGGTCTACCACCGCCAAATCCTGTAATTCCATCTCTATTAAGATATACATAATACCCTTCGTTTGATTTTACTGACTTGTAGCTTGTTGGAGCTTTTTGTGTTGTAACATCTACAAGAGAATATCCATCCCATTTAAAGAGGTTTCCGTTAGATTTACTTGCAACGAGTCTGTCTGCAACTGCGAAGATAGTGTTGATAGTTCCTTCTCCGGGAATTTCAAACGAACTAGAGTCTGACGTTCCAGCAAGTTGCCAATTAGTTGCATCATTGCTTGTTGAGTAGAAGAGTGTGGAACTTGTACCAGCAGCAAATATTCTTCTTTGATACTGCTCAAAGTGTTTGGCAACAGGTGCCAATGTGGTGTCGCTAAAAGCTGTACCACTTGTTGAATGTCTTGTTGATCCAACGCCATCACCCAAAATGATTGTGTTGTTAAGTATTGCATGACCTACGTCTCCTGATATTGTTCCATTTCCAGCAACTGCCCAATCGCTTGTGCCGTCTATGGAATAGTAAATTTTATTATCAGATGTTCTATATAAATAAGAATCACCATTGTCTTTTGTAAATGAAAATAATCCGGTAACTTCTGAAGTATCAGGAGTTCCTAGATAAGCCTCATATCCATATCTTTTAGTTTTAGCGCCATATGGAGTTGAAATAACATTTTTAGCATGTAAAAGCATTCCATCATTTTGTGCTAATGGATTTATGTATGTATTTATTCCTCTTGTACTTAAATATCTAATTGTTGGCATTAGAAAAAGAATGGATAGTCATAATCTTCTGCAGAAGTGCTATCCGTAAATTGAATAAACTTAGGCCCAGTCTTACCTCTTGGAGTTATGTTCAATTTAAATCTTTCTAAGTCATTATTAGCAAGAGTTAAGAAATTAACTGCAAGTTCTGTTTTTTGATCTAACATGTATGCTTGTCCTAAACCATAATTAACAAATGAATTGCTGTAAGGTTTCATAACAAGTGGTAACTCGTCATCATCATTATCTAAAATATAAGGCATAGCATAGTATAAGACACTTGCTGAACCTGCATTACCTGTTGGTAATTTAGCAATTACATTATCTCTGTGATAATAAAACTTAGGATCAGTATTAACAAATACATCGCTAGGCATATACTCATTTGATTCTATTCTATTACCTTCGTAATAAGACTCTCCATCTGTTGTAAACCAAACTCTTCTTACATCAATAAAATCGCTATTAGTTATAGTACCAAGTCCATCTGTTCCATGACTTATTGTTGTAGAACCTAAACTAAAATCTTCTCTTAATGAAACTGCTGCGTTGTTCATAGTCTCAAGCCATTCATTTATCCAGTCATTAATTGTTTCATCGTCTTTTATATATCCTGCATCATAAAGTTTTGATTGTATTCTTTGTCTTAGTTTTGCTCTTGATGTAAATGTAAATCCTGAGCCTTGTATCCATGCAGATAGCTCTGATTCTTGTGATAAATATTGATTATAATAAGATACTCTATACCAATAGTCTGAGTTACCATTAACATCTGTATATTGAGTAAATTCACTATCCGGAGTAATGTTTACTGTATCAATTTCTGTTGCTGGAGTAGTAGTTCCTGATGTGTTTCTGTATATTTTTATTTGATTATGTTTTATTGCATATACTGGAGTATCTACGCTGTGGTCAAATTTTAAAGTTCCAAGTAAATTAACAGTAGTTCCTGATGGATTACCGCTAATTATTTGTATTTCTGCTGTTTCTTCTCCTGTTGCTCCTATTTGTACTGCATAATTATCTGTGAAATCATTTATATTTTTTACATATAAAGATGTACCACCTGATGATTGTGAAGTTGCTAGATAAGAGCTTTGAGCTTGACTATCTAGATTGTTTTTAATTCTTATTATTCTAGCCATTTGTTATATTATAGATTGTTGGTTTAATCTCATCAATCTGCATAAACTTAATAATTGGATTCTCTACATCACTTGTTACTGACTTAATATTAACACTATCAGCAATGCTTATGTTATCTAAAACTGATGCATAAATAAATTTACTAAAAAATATTGTATCAGTTATTCCAACACTATTATCTAATATTCTGTTATATGTAATGCTTCTATCTGTAATATCATCTAATGTAATCGTGTCTTGTGGATTTCTTGAGTAATCTACTTGTCTAAAAATAGTGTCATCTATTCCTACTATATCTTGTGCAATTGTTATAATATTTACTGCAGTTGTTACAACTTGGTCTGTTATTATTACAATGTTATCTTGTATTGTAATTGATTGATCAAATGTTCTAATAACTGTATCTGCTATAGCTAAGTTATCTGTGTTTTCTCTGTTAAAATCTGCTTCTCTGTATATTACATCTGTTATAGATAAGTTATCGGATATTGCCCTTGTGTAGTCTATTGCAGTTAAAATAAATGTAGCAGGGTCATGTGTATTGTTGTAATAAGTAGCAATCCATTCATCTGTTTTTGCATCATTAGTTATAAATGCCTGATCTATTTTACCGTCAAACCACTGAGCTATACTATCACCACTTCCAAATCTTGAAGCAGCCATGATTAAGTCTGCGTTACTATCTCCAACCGTACCACTTGCAGTAACTTCTGTTTTTACACCGTTAATAAATACTTTTAATTTACTATTAGCAGAATCGTAAACACCTGCAATATGTGTCCAAGTGGATGCAGAAACTGAACCTGTACTTATTACATTTACGTTAGTTGACAAACCTCCTAACCAATATATAACTTTTCCGGAATTAGTGTGATCTATATACATCTCATGCCTGTTAGCTGCATTAGAGAGTTTAGCTTTATGCATTACTCTATATCCGTAGGTGCTTGGAAGAGTATCTAGATAAACCCAAGCACTCCATGCTTGATCTGATGATATTTCTAAATTAGGAGCAGAACCGTCTGCAATGGACATATATTGTGTAGAACCATTAAAATCAACAGCACTTCCTACTTGCCCATCTGCTTGTGTAGGTACGCTAGTTCCAGATGTTAAAGTATAGTTATTAGAAGTTGAATCTAGTGCAGCAGCACCTCCATTATTTAGATGATAAACTGCTTGAAACCCATTAGACCAAACACCTGTGCCATTAGTTGTAGTTATAGCAGTACCATTGTCATACCATATATAAAAGCTTGTATCTGCTGTTGCTTGTACTGTACCTAGTTTTGCCCATATTTCACCTTTTTCGTTAGTTGAATCCCACGTAACTATTTCGTGATCAACTAAATTAGTTCCTGCACTGTCTGTTGTAATTCTAATGTCAGCACCACCTTGATATATTTCTTGTATTTCTGCGTCAGTTAAAGCTCTATTAAATATAGCAACATCATCAATTAATCCATCAAAATATTGACCATTAGATCCTTCTGCTCCTATAGAAAAAATATCGTTAGTATCCGTAGCGCTACCACTTGCAGTTACTTCTGTTTTAATACCATTAACAAATATTTTTAATTTAGTATTAGTAGAATCATAAACACCTACTATGTGATACCAATTACCTGCTGTTAATGATATTGTAGAAGTTACATTTTCGTTAGTAGACAACCCCGCTAATTCATATCTAGGCGCAGCAGAACTAAATAAAATAGATTTTTTACCATTTAATCTTTTACCCATTATTCTTTTACCGTTTTGTGGCATTACATCTGGGTAAATCCAGCAAGACCATGTTTGATCTTGAGTTATTTCTAAATTAGGAGCTGAAGCATCTAATATAGACAAATATTGATCAGTACCGTTAAAACTTCCAGCATCTGAAAATTTTCCAGTTGTGTAGGTAACAGAATTATTATTTGTTAAATTATAACCATTACTACTTGTATCATTGGCATTACCGTTTAATCTCCAGTAACCTTGTAAATTAGCATCGTTTAAAAACCTGTTAGTGTTTATTTCTTGCCCTTGAGAGTTTGACCAAATAGCAGTACCAACACCTGTTGTTCCAAGTGCTACGTCATTTATAAGTACCGGAAAGTCAGTTAAATCAGATGTTCCTGATACTTTGCTATTGTCTATTTTAAGTTGTGATGATGTCCATCCTGTAGGAAAACTCATATCTATATTATAAAACAAAAAAGACTTCTAAAAACTAGAAGTCTTTTTCATATAGTTATATGTTTTTTAGCTACCTTCAAATAAATGATCCCAGGTTACAACTAATGTGTCAGTTGCGCCTTTTGTTACTGATGGTGTTACAGTTCCATGTGCAATAAAATATGTAGATGTTCCTGTTGGTGTACCGTTACCATCTGCACTTGCATCCATGTTTGTAAGTCCAATTCTTGTAATAGGATCTGCAACTGTACCGTATCCAGCACCAAATGTTCCAATATATTGTAAGGAATTTAGTGTACCGGAGTTTTGCCCTACAGTAACTGCGCCACCTGTACCTGCAGCAGTACCATTATTTGCATAATATCCTGATACCCAAGTATCTGTACTACCTACAGCAGCATTACCGGTACCGAGAACAAATATTTTAGCAGTTCCACCACCAACACCAGCTAATCTATCAACATAGTATCTATTTCCTTGTGTGGTAACTATGTTTTTAGCTTCACCTTTTTGTTTTAAATTGCCATTTGAATCATATAATGAGTATCTAATAATACCTTTAATTCCATTAATGGTTTTCATACTTTAATTATGTTACCAATAAAATATCTTGTCAAATGTATATCTCTTTTTCTAGTTTGTCTAAGAATGGTAACCACTTAGTTCTCCATACAAGATTAAAGTCATAGTTATCTTGTACGTGTTTTCTTGCTGCCTTACCCATCTTTTTTCTATCTGCTTTATAGATAGCTTCCATTTTCTCATATAAGTCTTGAACGCTTGGTATTCCTACATAAGCGCCTAGATTTGAGTAATGCTTGTAAGCAATATCTACTAGATATCCTGTTTCTCCATCTTTAACGAGTGTTTTTTGTGCAGTAAAGTTAGTTGTTATGACAGGTACTCCGCAACTTTGAGCTTCTATAATTGGTACTCCAAAACCTTCGTTTCTAGAAGGAGCTAGTAAGCAGTCAAAAGAGTTGTAAATGTTTGGCATGTCTTCATGCTTTATTCTATATAAGTAATCGTGTGGATCACATGTAATTATGTGAGAATCTACGCCTATAAACTTAGCGTATTGTAATATCTGAAAACCATTTTGTTGATTGTGTATAGTGTGGAAGTAAATATAAGCATTTTCATGTTTTTGTAGAAACATTTTAAAAGCATCTAATACTTCCTGGAATGATTTTCTTGGAGGATTGTCTTTGTTTGCTGCAACCATTCCAAATAAAAATGCATCTTCAGGTAAGTTTGCTTTTTTTCTAATAACTTTCTTTTCCTGACTAGAAATTGGCTTAAAAAGTTCAGTTTCTATAGTGTGAGGTATATAAGTTGAATGCATTCCTACTTTTTTTAGCTCTTCATAACCAAATTCTGATATTGTAACTATTCTATAAGCAAGTTTTAGTCTGTCATAAGTAGGTAGAGGCACTGGTTCATGGTCAATAGGTATGATTGGTATCCATCTAAGACCTTTTCTACTCATATCTGATAAGATTTGTGGATTAAGTGTCCAAATATCTTGTAGTGTTAGTATTACATCTGCTTTAAAGTCTAATCCATGATGTAATGCAGCATCTTCACCCCATGTTGAGTTCATTTTTGAGTACATTTTAACCCCTTTATACATGAAATCTCCGCCCTCTTGCCCATAAAAGTTAACCATAGCTGTTGGATAACCTGCTTTAGCCATTGCTGGAACGTATTGTACTGCTTGCATACTATAACCGGACTGCGCCCATATAGCATTTGATGAATTCATTATTCTTAGTTTTTTAGTCATTTTTTACCTCACTTACTAGATAATCTAATCTTTTACTAACTTCATCTGTAAAATATATTTTGTAGTTCATTTTATTAGTATTACCGCCAGCCCAATGTATAAGCTTAACCTCTACATTGTTTCTAACTGCTGGAACATTTTTAGGAGTTATAACTAACTTATCTTCTTGCATGATAATCATATTCCACCATGCTTTACTTACAAGTCCATGAAATGCAGAATAGTTATATTCAGGATCATATAAATCAAATACTCTGACTTTATAGTTACCATAGTGTGCCATTATGTTTAGAAGGTCCTGTTCTTTGTATCTGTAGTTATCAAAGTGTTTGCTGTTACATAATTGGAGTAGGTGAGAGGCAAATTCTTTACTTCTAAAGGCAATAAATCCTGCGTTTAGATATTCTTGTGGAGCAATGTCCCAAACGCTTACAGCGCCGTATTCTTTAGCGTCTTTAGTATTAAAATTTAAAACGCATCCAGCGTCATAATCTTTTAAAGATAGAATATGCGTAATATCTCCGGTCATTATGTGGTCTGCGTCAGCTACAATTACTGTTTCGTATTCATCTAAAAACTTATTAGCAATTAATGCTTTAGCTTTATAGTAGAAATAAGTATCTGCTTTAAATTCTTCATAGTCATTAGGATCTATAATCTTAACAACTAATTCCTCTTCAGTGTGAAATTTTCTAATAGAGTTTAGAAACATTTTAGCAAGTTCCCGGTTTCTATTATCATCTATAATAAATAATGCGTTCATGAATAAACCTCCCCGTAAATTTTAAAAAATAATATATCTAATATTTTAATCATTGTATAAATACCTCCTACAATTATGGCAATAATAATAAGTGATATTAATATGCCAATCAGAATGTAGAAAAAAGTAGCTGCAACAGAAACTAATTGCGGGCCATAGTGTCTTAGGAATAACCTAAATTCTTTCACTTTCTCTTAGCTCCGTATAAAGTTGCTTGTGCTGGTATATGCCAGACGTCAAAACCATAATCTCTTAATGTTGTAGTTATTTGTGATGGATTTCTACCTGCCCATGCATGAAGTTCTACAACCATAGAACCTATTTTATCTGCAACTGCTTCAAAACCTTTACTATTTATTACATCAAATTCAGATCCTTCAATATCTAATTTCATAAAATCAACATAGTTAGTTTTAGTTAAAAGCATTAAGTCAGTCATGGTCATTGTTGTTACCTCTTCAGGTTTAGAACCATCACTGACTGCTTTTTGTAACGAGTACATGGTCTTATTTTGATTATGATAAAAAGTCTTTTTTTCACTTCTAGATGATAAAGCGGCATTAACTATTCCTACCTTGTCATCCATCTTATTGTATTCGAGCATGTGCTTTATAACTTCTACATGCTCTTTTGATGGTTCCATACAGATAATCTTTTTTGCATGAGGGTATGCGTAATGACTAAATAGTCCGATGTTTCCGCCGATATCAAATATAGTTAAATCTTTTTTACCTTTTAAGAATGGTTCGTAAATTCTTTCAATATACAGTTCTTGGAATATGTGAGGTATAAATGAGTTATTAAATTCTTTAAAAAATATTCCTTGCATAAAAACAAAAAGCTCCCTATCTATCTACCAGGAAAATAGAAAAGGAGCTTTCTGTCTTCCTGGCTAGACAGAATTAGTTCTAAATTAATGTGTTTAATTTATCACAAATCTTACCACTTTGCCATGTTATCTTGTCCTGAATTGTCATAAGTTGGTCTAAACCAAACTTGATAACGGTCAGAAGCTGTAACATTTTCAGTACCAGCAAACCCATGTTCTGTTGTATCTACATAAGCTGCAATAGTACCTCCATTTATAGCAGTTGCAACAGTTCCATTAATCCAAGTAATTGATTTAACATCACTTGCTGCACCTATTTTAGCTGGTAATCCAAATACTACTGAAGTACCTGTAGTATCAACACCTAGTGTAGGTGTACCGTTACCAATAGCACCGGAATCAAATGTAAATGTACCTGAAGTAACTTCAGCAAATACCTTTGATCCTCCTACTGTACCGCCATTAGCTGCAGTACCGATTGTTATGGTATCTGTGATTTCTTCACCGAATTGTGAGTAACCATTAACAACCCATACACCACCCATATCAGAAGATCCTGCCACAGCTCCTGCTAAGTTTCTAGGATAATCTGCTAGTTTGTTTGTAACAACAAGTGCTACAGCTTGATCTGCTGTTCCTGCTGCTGCTGTTCCAAACCAAGAAGATGATGTTGATGGATTAGATACGCTGTAAACTTCGTATCTGTCCATTTCATTTGGTGATACTCTGTATCCTCCAAATGCAAATTCTGGAAATCTATCTTTTAGTCCTGACATTTATTGCTCACCTCCTTTATTTAATAATTTTACTAAGCATTGAATCATTTTGTAATTCTTTAATTACTTCTCTTCCTCTTAATCTTGCAAGTTCTTTTTTTCCAAAATACTTCTCTATAGATGTAGATTTACCACTATTTAGATGATTAAAATAATCTGCAACAGCAGATGCTCTCTCTTTTAATGCTTCGTTAAACATTCTGTACTTTGCAGCTCTTTTAGCTTCGTACTCTTTTATAGTTTTGTTAATAATGTAAGCGTTCCTAGCAGGACTAAAGTCCTTAGGACTATCCACATAATATTTTTGATAATCTCTTTTTGTATTTTCATTCATAACTCTTTTTTTAAAGCGGTTGGTTTGTTTTTTTTGTCCTTAAAAACAGTAATCGCCAAACCAACCAAAAACCCGATTAATCTGTTTTTTGATATAGGACTCCGTTTGCAGCTGGAGCTACGCAGAGAAGATTCATAAACCATGCCATAGTAGCTTGGTATGTTATTGCGTCTCTTCTTCTAACTAAAGCACCACTTTGAGGATCATCTAACCAGTCCATGTCTGAGACTTGGGCGATTGTCCATGTATCTAAGTTTAGAACTAATACTGCACCATCTGGTACATCATAATCTAAAAATACACCAACTCTTCCTGCACCTGCAGCGAACTCTAGACCTGTCCATCCACTGATTAACTCAGTTTCGTTAACAGTTCTTCTTAATGAGGTTAATATGTCTCCATATTTCTTATATAAAGTCTTATTAGCTAAGATTACATAAGTATCACCCATTTGAGAGTATTCTCTTGCAGCTAAGTATACGTCTTCCATAGCACTTAATGTTAATGCTTCAGAAGTTACGTTTCTTTGTGCTGTCCAGTCTTCTTGACTTGATCTAGTTATGCCGGCGTAAGAGGATTGAGTTCCTAAAGCAGCTTTTATACCAGTGATAAAAGATGTTCCTGCTCCTTGTCCACTACCGTCTACTCTGTAGATTGTATCGTTTGCTGCTATAGCTGGTGCGCCAGTTACAACAACAGTACCGATTGTTCCACTTGCGTCAGTAGTTACAGAAGTTACAGTACCAAGGTCAGCACCTGCAGTACCGATTCCGATTACTTGTCCAGGTCTTATAAACTTGGTTGCTCTAATATCTCCATTTACTACACCGTAGTTATCGGTGGATCTACCATCATCTAAATTAGAATCAGGATTGATTACAGTAAATGTTCCTGTTGAAACAGATCCGGAGACTTGTCCAACAGCTCCTATACCATCACCCATAAGTTGCTGGTTGACATCTTTTGCAAAATCGTTTGCTAAAGTTTGAGCCTGAAAGGTCAGTTGGTTTTCCACTGCACCTTTGGAGGTTTTGGTTGCATCGATTACTAGTTTACTAATGTCGAAAGTACCAGTTAAGATTTTAACTCCAATAGATGCTTGTGATATACCTGCACTTCCAGTTATCAAAGTATTACCATCATTAGCTAAGTTTGTTATACCACCATGTCTAGAAGATCTTACAGGAGCATAAAAATTGTCGTTCATGAAAGTAACACTAGCATTTCTTTTAACCTTATCTAATAAGATAGTGTTTTTATCGAAGTTGTCTTGAATGAAAGGTCTTATTACCTTTGTTAAGGCATTACTAACATCAGAGATTGTTATTGACATTAATTTTCACCTACTTTCCATTGTCTAAACTTACTACTATGTATCAATTATAATCTACCTTGCAATGCTTGTCTTATAGAATCTGACAAGTTATCTCTTGTTGTTCTTGTTTCTCTTGGAGCTTTGTCTGATAATGTTGAATTTTCTTCAGTGTATAGTCCAGGTTTCTTTGCTTTACCTAATTCTTTTGATTTCCAAGCTGTTAACTCATCATCATATTTGATTTTATAAGCAATTTTATAATCTTGAATACCGGTTTCGTTCATGTATTCTAAGATTTCATCTATATCAAATTTAGGTCTGCCATCAGAACCATCATATTCTTTAGAATATTTGTTCATGCCATCTAATAGTTTTTCGGCTTGTCTTACTTGATTGTATTCTTGATTAAATCTATCTTTAGTGATTAAACCTAATTCCTCAATGTCTTCTTTAGTTAATAAACCTATTTTTTTAGCAGCTTCTTTAGCAAGTCTAACTTGCTCATCATCTTGGTAAGCTGGTTGCTGAGGTTTTGTTTCAAATTCTTTAAATTTATTCTCATATTCTTGAATCCTTTGCTCGTATTCTTTGAGTTTTTGAGATTTTTTAGTAAATTCAGGATATACTCTGTCAATTTTAGTATCGTATTTTTCTTCAGCTTCTTTTGCAAGTTTACCGAAGTTAACAAGTTCCTCTAATTGTTCTTGTGTATATTCTTCCTCTCCAAATTTATAATTTTGTACTACTTCTTCTTGTTCCTGGTCATTATTTTTTTCAAATAGTGCCATATATACCTTTCCTGACATCTCCCATAATTAGGAATGTTCAATGAGGATTAACACCTCGAAACTTATACTGCTAATATATTAAAGGGTAATAGAGTTGCTAGTCAAATTATTAAAACTCTTCTAACCAATTAAATGCAAATCTGACAGTTACATTAGTGTTACCTGCAACGTTTTGTGCTGTTATTGTAATTGTTTCGTTTTCTAAAAGGTATAAACCTATATCTGATAATGTAACTGTATCAGAACCTCCTATATCTGCTGCAGATGCTGCAACAGATGAGCTATAACCTACATAATCTACAAATACTAGTTTACCACTACTAGAATAACTAACATTAGTTGCATATTGTATTGTTGAATTATTTGCGTCTACGTCTGTATAACTTGGAGTACCTGTAATTGTTGCATTCTTTATAAACTTTATTTCAACAGTGCCTGTTCCTGATGCTGGAGCGTCTATAAATAGTTTAAGTTTAATCAGTTGTGCTTTGTTTTTATTTGGTAATGTTTTATAAGTTCCTTTGTTATTAAAATGTATTGCAGTAGCTACGTTTGTACTTGATAAAGTAGTTGATCCAGAAAATGCAAAATATCTTTTGTTATTTATATCTCCACCAATTAATCCTGCATTAGCACTACCCGTTTTAACAGTCATTCCGTTTTGTGCTTCAAATCTTATAGGAAATGTGGGATTTTTAACTGTTGTTGTGTTTATTTGTCCTTCGGTTTCTATTACATGTAATGTTTTCCAACCATTTTTTCTTATTTGAAAAGCTATATTAGCAACTCCAAGATAGCCAAATATTATTCTAAATAAATTAAGATTTGACCAATCTATCTCTGTAAGGTTTGTATCTCCATTCCAACTATCTTGTGATACAAGTCCTGTCTGTACTCCGCCGTACATCCTACCAACACTAGCTGTACCGTTGCTTACCTTTACAAAAAATCCATCATTGTCATCAAATGCTCCTGCATATCCTGTACCTGTGCCATCAAATGATGAAGTAAAGTCAGCATAAGCAGTATGTCCTGATTTGTACATTAAGTTGTTTCTAGATTCTGCAATAGCAGTACCAAGAGTAGGGGAGTTAACTGATAATAAAGAATTGCTAACAGATATTGTTCCATCTCCGGATACATCTTTAGGTTTCATATCAAAAGTTGTGTTGTAGTAAGGATACTTAAAGTTAAGTGTTACATGGTCTTGTTTAGTTCCTGTAAGCATTTCTCCAAATGGACCTACAGTAACGCTAGCTTGTCCAGATACATCTGATACATTTGTACTAAATTGTCCATTGTTATTAACTAGAACTCTTCTAACTTCAGCATCGTTTGATGTTCCGGAATGTCCAGTCATTGCTGGAAATCTGTTTTGGTCTTGTATTGCGTATTGATCTGCCATTATTTAGGTATTTTAATTTTTACTTTAACCTTTTGTTGTCCTGGATTATATTCCATGTCATTTTCTGACTCTGCCATCTCTTCCATAATGTCTTTTTTTCTTATATAAACAATACACTTACCAAAATCACTATTTGTTATCTTTTCTACCTCATAACCGGACATTGAAAAGAATTCATCTAGCTTTGCCTCAAATTCATACATATACTGAAAAGATTCAGCTGGATCAAATATAAAAGCGTATTCTTTATACATCATGTTTTTAGACATTATTTACCTTTCTTTGCTTTTCTTCTCATTTCTAAAGCAATAGCTATAGCTTGTTTTTGAGGTTTACCCTCTTTTCTAAGCATAGATATATTTTTTGATACTGTTTTATTTGAGTATCCTTTTTTCATCGGCATTACATACCTCCTTGTGGCATACCACTATCTTGAACTTGTTGACCTCCTGGTACTAATCCTACATCTCTCAATACTTCTAATATAGCAACTTTTATATCATCTGTGTTTGTTTGCTGTGGTTGTTCGGGCATTGGTCTATCTAATGCCTCTAAGAATTCTTGAGTATTACCAAATTTAAATGTATCTATCAAAGATTTAATTACAACATCTATCTGATCAGGTGTAACGTATCCAATCTTAGCAAGTTCTAAGAAGAATGCTGTTACTTGTTGTGCTATTTCTCTTTTACCTTCCATAGTAAATGCTGCATCTGTTGATACTTCTACATCTACTTTTGCGTCTCTAGATATTATTGCAACATCTTCAGGTAGATTTTCACCAATTCTTTGTCTTGCTTCCATTCCAATTTGTCCTACAACCTCGAAATATCTTGGTTCACCATTTTCTAATCTTCTTATTGTTTGTGGTGTTATAAAGTGATCTGCTGCAATATCTAGCATTCTTTGAGCTATTATTTCTACAACTTGTTTAAATTGGTCTGTATTTATCTTAAGGTTAGCAAACTCTGTTGCCTTTAATGATTCAATAGCAACTCCTGATTTAACTCCAGGTGGTAGTTGTGCTAGTGCTGATGTACTTGCGCCTTGCTCTTCTATAAATTGCTCTAATAACTTAACAAAATTGAAAACATGTCCTGGAAGTGATGCCATTTGTGCTTGTTGAGGTGGTGTTGCAGTGTATTCTATAACTTGTCCGCCTGGAACGTTAGTTGGTCTGAAATCTTCACCTTTTCTTTTTAGCCATATACCTGTGGTCATTGTGTTGGTGTATTTCTCAATTCTGTTCATAATCAAATCTAAGCTCTTATTTGCTGGAATGAATCTTTCAATCTGTGGTGTTTGATAAAGTGCGCCAGGTTCCATTGTGAGCGCTATAAATGGGTAGTTACTGTTAGGTAAGTATTCATCAAATAACCATACATTACCTGCAACAAATGTATGTCTCATGACTACATCGCCAATATCTTTATCCCTCACTGCCTCAGGATATTTACTGGCGATGTACGGATAATTGTTTTTATTTAGATAAACTTTTTGAAAAGCTTCTTTTAAGATTACTGTTGCATTGTTGTCATCATTACTGCCTTTACCATATCTTGTTTGCATATAAGCATCTTTTATCTCTGAGTTAGCGTACTTCCAGTCAGGAGATATCTTTGTTTTTTGCTCTTCATCAAACATTTCATTTGCTTTTATTTTAGAAACTAGCATTGGTATTGCTTTTATTACGTATGGACTGTCTTCAATGTCTGTTTGTGAGCCATCTACGTATATATCAAATGCGTCATAAACCTTCATGTTTATCTTTTCTTCTACAAAATCAGGGTAAACTTGTAAAAAACTAACGCCATGCTTCATAGCAAGTATTAGCATTTGTGTAAGTTTTCCCTTCATGTCTTTATCTTTCCATTCTTTTTCTATCCAAAGACCTGATGCTTTAGCCCAGTTCTTCCTTTTCTCTATAAGCTCAGGTGTCATACCTTTAGCTATATCAGGATATACAACAGGAACTGGATCTGTTCCCATAATAAGGTTTGCTATACCTCTTATTTGTCTTGATGCTTTAGGAATTGCTCTTACCGGATCATTAGTTTGTGATTTATGAACATCTAATACTTTACCGGTTGTTCTTGATACGTATCTAAAATGATAACCATCATCAAAGAAATTGTTATCGTACCATCTTTGTTCAAACTTTTTTCTTCTTGTTTTTAAAGTAGATAGCATTTCATCTATCTGCATTCCTAATCTATCTTTTGGTGATAATCTCTTATCTAGAGCCATCTAATTGCCTTTCTATCATTTTATTAAATATATCCTCGTCAATGTTTTCTGATGGTATAAATTCAGGAGGTTCTTGCTCTGTTGTGTTTTCTTGTATTTTTTCACTAGCAGAATATTCGGTTAAGTTCTTTGCTTTTTGCATTTTAACCAATTCTCTTATTTGCTTGTTTAGTTCTTTAACCATGAAAACATGGTATACAAACATTCCTATTAATAATATTGCTAATGTACTAATTGTTATTATTTCTAACATCTAAATAAACCTCATAAGGATTTGGTAACTTAAAATCTACTACATAAAAGAATACTGTATTAGGATTTTTAAGATAACCTGGATCCTTATCTATTATTTTAATATGAATTGGAACGTTTTTGTATTGTACTTTTATTTCAGTAAGTGTGTCATCTAACGATTGCGGTATCCAAGATGAAATCATCTTCCTACCTGATACTGTAAATTTACCTCTTAGTATCTCTAATTCTATCTTATCTGCAAGTAGTGTAGGATCGTTGTATTTTCTTATTTGGTCTGCAATATCTCCTACAAGTACCCAATCAATAAGTCCTCTTCCTAATATATCTTCTATCCAAAACAATGCATCTGTTAGCTCGTAGTGGTCTGGATATACTTTTTCTTCTTTAACTATTTCTTTTTTAGCCTGTTTAACAGGTTCTTTTTCAACTTCTTTCTTTTCTTCTTTTTTCTCTTCTATAACTTCTTCTTCAAAATTAAATATTTGAGCTATTTCTTCTCTGTTAGATTGCGATGATGTCATATTCGTCATCTTTCTGACCTCTGAGTTTTTGACGTATTGCTTGTTGAATACGTGTAGGTTCTTTGGTCGTAAATTTTCTAGTTCCAAACAACTCTTTTACAGCTAAAGCATGAGCGATAACTATATCGTCATGCAATCCTGGTGGAGCATTATATCTTATTTTACCACTACTTGAGATATCATACGTAAAAGCAGTAAATTCTATTAGTGTTTCTTTTAGATTTAGCATTGCTATTCTTTCTTGCTCTATCCATAATACTAACTTTTCTATGATTTCTCTCTTAGATTCGTTTGTAAGCTTTACAGGTATAACTGCAATACCTTCTTGTAAAAAGTCATCAGCAATTGGATCTCCTACTCCCGTAGCATCTAGAACTACCGGACAACTGTTGTAGTATTTGTTGATTGCAAATATTCTTTTCTTTTGTGCTACCCAGTCTAAATCTTTAAATCTTGCCTGATAAACTTGATGATGTGATTCTGCATCGTATATAACAACTACTGTGTAGTCTTGAACTTTAGCAAGGTCTACTCCCATTACATACCTTTTGTTTGGCATAGGTTTCTCCGGTAGTGCTACCATAATATCTTTAACGTGTTTGAAAACTGAACCTTCATCTTCTAAAAACTCTCCAAATATCTCTTGCCTTGCTACTCTTTCAGGCATATCTGCTACCATTCTATCTACTTCAGCTACCGGCATGTAAGGATTATCATAAGTTGTAACATGAAATGATTTGTAATCTTTATTGTCAGGATTTAAGCCTTTAAGATATAAATCGTAGAATAATCCCCTACCTTTAGGATTACCTCCTATAATCGTCTCTGCTTGATATTCCATAAGCATTGGTTGTATTGCGTTATGCCATAAGTATTCGTCTCTTAAAATGATTCCTGCTTCGTTTAAGAATGCTATTTCATACCCAAACCCTTCAATGTTTTGTGGATTATCTGATGATCTAAAGTCTATGTATGAGTCTTTAATAATTAGAGTTCTTGCTTGTTTTTTCCACTGCCAAAATATTTGTTTAGGTAATTTTCTAAGTTCCGGAACCATAAATCTCTCAACGTATCTGTCAATGTTTGCGTTAATGGTATCTACCCATAAACCCTTTTTAAATCTACCTTGCAGCGCTCTCATTATGTACTCGTTGGCCATACCTCTTGTAAGTCCAAATCTTCTTCCTTTAGATATTATTTTATAGCGGTGAGGATCCTGGAATATTTCTTTTTGTTTATCAAAATTTTTTATATTTAAAACTATTTGCATAATAGTAAAATTATCTACTCTTTATAGTTTTCAATTCTTGCCTCTGCTATCTTAAAGTATTCTGGATCTATCTCTATGCCTACAAACTCAAAACCTTCTAACTTACAGGCAATACCTGTTGTTCCTGAACCCATAAAAGGGTCTAATACTGTTCCTTGTTTAGGTGTTATTAGTATTGCAAGGTATCTCATAAGTGCTATTGGTTTAACTGTTGGATGATAATTTTTGTTTGGTGCTTTTTCACTTCCATATTTACCACTTGCAGAATTAACATCATCTAAATAATTACCAATCCCACCACCACCACCTGTTGTTTGTTTTGCTTCAAACCCATCTAACCCCTTATTCCTTTCAGACTTACTTGCTTTTGCACAATAAAAAAATCTTGATGCTGAACCTGAGTCGCCATAGTTATCTGGTGCATTTGCTGTTTGTATATTTTTCTCACTACCACTTAACATAAAACCTTTTCTTTTTCTTGCTTGTTTTTGGTATTTACCACCACCTGTATTAGGAAACATACTAACAACCTCATCACTTCCATCGTGTATAAAGTTTGCTGGGAATCTTCCATTTGATATTTTTTTTTCTCTATCTTTACACTGGATTTTGAAAGCTGTAATTTCTGAATAATTATTACCAATAGGTCTTTTATTTCCTCTGTTTATTTCATCTAAATCTTTTCCATTTGCTTCAACTCTACACTCATCAATATTTATTCCACCTGTTCCCCATTTCAATACATTCTTAGCAACAGTCTTTTCTCCTAATGGTTTTCTTGCTAGTACAATAGGTTCGTGTGCTGGTTTAAGTGCTGTTCCCCAGCCTTCCCATTTTGAGTTGCCCTGTAACTTATCTACTGCTTTACCTATATTGTGTGATTTAGGAAACCCAGAACCATATACCCACATTATTTGGTCACGGATTTCAAATCCTGTATCTTCAATTCCTACTGCTAGTCTGTGATAAGTTCTACTGCCACCAAATGATAATAAGTGTCCACCTGGTTTTAGTACTCGGAATACTTCTAGCCATAACTCTTTGCTGGGTACATCATAATCCCACTTCTTACCCATAAATGATAATCCGTAGGGTGGGTCTGTAATAACACTATCAATGCTATTATCTTCTAGTTCTTTTAATGCTTGTATATTGTCGTTATTTATTATCATAATATTTTCTAAATTTTATTTAAAGTTCTATTTGCATAAGATGGCAGCCTTGCCAGTATTATACCAACAAGGCTGTTGTGTTATCGTCTTCTCCCTCTTGTTCTTGCTAATCTTGCAAGTACAATGTTTGCGGACTTATGTCCAATGTTTTGCTCTTCTAATAGGATGTGCGCGTCTGCATGGCAGAATAAACACAAAAGCTGTGCATTCTCCCAACTATCATCACCTCCGGCTGAGGTGGGTATTACGTGGTGAAATTCTAAGATATAA